TATTTTTCTAAATTGTTTCATGGTGTTGTCAACTCTTTCAATAAGACCATCTTTCATTCTTAATGTATAACAGTCGCCAGTGTCTAAATCACAAACTTGTTTAGTTCCGTCACCATTATCTTTTTCTGAAACTCTTGTGTTTTTACCCAAGTAGTTATCTAATAATATTTTTGTGTTCATATTTAATTTTATTTATAAATATCATTACTATTAAGTTTGTTTATATAAAGACCCAAATATTTGATAAGCTTTCAAAAATTCATCCCTTAATACTAATAATTGGTTTGTATCCTTTTCTATTTGAGTGTAAACATTTTCATTTTGTTTAATCGGATAATTATTAACATATTGTTTTGCCAAATTAAATGGAATTGAATTTTCTCCGAATTGACTAAAATTTGATTCGTCAGCCAAAAATTGACTTAATATATTTTTTGTCCTATCTAAAACAAATTTTGTAAAATCATTTACAGATTTAAAACTAACCACAGGAAGATTTTTATCAGTTCCTCTTTTCACACAATAATATTTTCTATTTATGTATTCAAAAAATTGATCTCCATATACTTCTTGTAGATTGATTGTTGAATAATTGTTTTCGTAACCATTAATTTGAGTTCCATTATTATCTCCAGAATCAACAAATATGAAAGTGAACATCATTAATCTTATAAAGAATGTGTCATCATTTACTTGTAATCCCGCATTTTGAGTTGTTTGATTAATTAAGTTAAGAAGTTCTCGAGACGAAAGACTTGTTGTTGCCGGAATATCTACAGCGGTAAATGAGTTATATCTTGGGTTTATTTGATCCGCACAGTCTTGATTTTGTGTCAAGGTCTCTTGTGATTGTAAGTTAGCGATTGTATTTGTTGCTTGGAATAATACATTAACCGAATCATTTTTTAATGACTCTTCTTTTTCTTGAACTTTGGTTTTGAGTTGCGATAAAATTTGGGTGTTCAATGTCTGTAAAAAATTATCCACAGTAGGTAAACTATAGAAAGGTTGTCTTACTCCATCAAATATTGTTTTAAATCCCGATTCAGAAACATCATGTGTTACTTTTGTTATCATATATGGTCCTGAAAACATCGGGATATTTCTAATATTAAAATACATCATCGGTTGAATTAATGCACATCCCATCATATCAACAGAACACCCATAACTTCGGTTTTTGTATAAATTATATAATGACACACTTTGTGTTGTGGATCTTCGGTTTTTACCTAAATTCGACATTTGATTTAACATTTCCAAAGATTCTGATGTTGGTTTTCCCGGATCTTGTGAAACGCTAAAAGACGTAAATATTTGTTGATTTTCTCTTGTTATGTCAATGTTGAACCCTACAATCTTGTTAGACTTATCCCAATCACTTTTATTTTGTTGGTTTTCAGTCAACGGATTATCGCTAGCACGTCTCAAGTCGAAGGCATCATCTCTAAATCTATAATCTATATTGTCCTTCATATCTAAATGTTCACTTGGTTTACTAACATAGTAACAAAGAAATTTTGGCGAACTATCTCTATAGTCTACATTCAAGAAAGTTCCAAACATACTATTCGCAACATCTAAAGTTCCATCAGGTCTTGGTGTTGGGTTTTTTTGTGCATCTTGCACATTATAAAAATTAACATAAGACGGCAACATGAAGTGTTGAAAGTTATTTTGAACTAATATGGTTGTTACCATATCTAATAATGTATTTTTATAGGATGAACTTCCTTGATTTTTTTCTGATGATCCATCCTCTAAAAGATCAATAATACCATAGATGTCAACTAAAATTTTATCGCCTACATTTCTACTAGCTCTATCAACTAACAAAACATCTTCAAATAATGTTTTACTTTCAAAATCAAAACCTGCAATCCAAGAGTCATTTAACGCCTTGAATGTTTCCCATAATTCGACTCTTGTTTGTTCTGTGAATCCCGCCTCGAGTGGTGCTCTTGTTTGAGAATTATCATCTGATATAAAAACATTCGGTAGTTGTTTTCTAACATAAGGTAACATTGTATTGATTACATTTCCAATATATAAAGTTGAGTCATCAATATATGTATCCATAAGGTTGTAAAACTTAGCGAGATTCAAATTGTTATCTGATAACTTTTGAGTTGCATATATTTTAATTAACGGCGCAAAATCCTTAACATTTTTTTCATTAAACTGAACGTTAAGGTCTATAAAGAAATCTGTAATGTATGATCCGTTATTTTTATATTCTAACTGTGGGATTGATGATTTTCCAACATAATATTCTAAAGCCTCCCAAGTTTTTGGGTTTTGATTTATAGATGCACTTAATGAAATTTCTGGAGGTAAATTACCTTTTTCATATGGTGAGTAAATTATTGGATCTTCAATAAATCTTGTTGAGAATGTATAAAATAACCTTCTATTAAAATCACTTGGGTTACCATATTTAAATGCCACATTATAATTTATAAATCCACTTAATACCCTTTGAAAAGTTTCGTTTTGATTTTTAATTGTGCTGGATAATATAGTTTCGGGTGATGTCCCTTCAGGTTTGTTAATTTTCATTAACTCTCTCATCATAAGATGAAAGTTTTTATATATCTTTTCTTCTTCGTTAATTTCTCTAATTCTTCGTTTAGATCCAGGGAAAGATTCTTCTTGAACTAAATCATTTGGTAACGTATCAACATAATCATATAGTGATCTACTATAATTTAAAAATTCACTTTCGAAGTAATCTAAAACAGATGAATTAAATGTTGTGAATAGTTCTTCTATATTTGTATATTTTGTTTGGTCTCCGGAAATTAAAAAGTTTTGTTGATCGACCTGATCATTTAAAATTTCTTTAAGATATGTTTCAGGATTATTTTTTACCAATTTAGAGTTATCAAACCAACCATATTGAGGTGCGTTCCAAAATAATCTAACACTACCATTAAACATTGATGGGTTATTAGATAATTCAACTTTCATACTACCATTTTTGAATGCTTCAAATTTTGCTTGGTTAATATCCGAACCAAATGATGGTATAACAAAATACGAATTAGCATCTGTTGTTTGTCTAACCAAGACTGACCAAGGAGAAACCCTCATAGATCTTTGATTATTATTTGGGTCAAATCCTGAAGTTTCAAAAATTGTTGAGTTGGTTGTATTCAACATAATCATTTTTTGAGTATTCAAATAATTTTGTATCTGTGAAGAACCAATCCCTTGTATAAAAGCACCCTGAACAACAAAATCTGAAATTGTAGGTGCTTGTGTTGTTGATATATTATATAAACCAATACCATTAGTGGTTCCTGAAATTTGTGAACCAATTACTAAGTTACCATTTAGAGTTTGACCATTTAAAATAGTTCCACCCGTTAACACGTTACTTCCGATATTAGTAATTTGTATCGGTGGGTTCAATACTTTATAGTTGAATGTTTGCGCCGATATCGAAGAAACTTCACATAGAAAATTCGTTGGTGTAGTTGCCGTTAGAATGTTTAATATTGTTATTCCTGTTGGGTTTGTGTTTCCGTCTATAATTTGTCCAACTTGAGTTGGGTATTGTGTAGTGTTTGTTATATTTGCAAAACTACCAAGTTCAAAATTTAAATTTGTAAACGCAGCATTAAAGTTGAGTGGTGTTGTATATGTTCCAGTTCCACCTGAAGTCCCTGAAGTTTGTGAAGTTAACAGAATAGATGCGTTTAGTTGCGGAATAAAAATTGTATGTGGTGTTGTAATATAATTGTTAGAAATGGAATTAATAGTAATTCCAGTTCCTGTTGTCGAACATGTTCCCGTAACTTTAAATGTGTTACATGTTCCTGAAATTTCGTTTACCACACAACTACCACTAACTTGTGTTTGTCCGCTAAATAATTTCAAACCTTGTATAAACACATTGAAGTCGTCGATAAGTTGAGGGTAAAACCCTGTGTTTATATCAGTAAAAGCCGGTGATCCACTTGTTGTATCTAAAACTAAATTTCTTGGTATTCCGTCAATTGTTAAATTGTAATTTAAAGTTGTTGCTGAATTAATCGGATCCCAATTTTCTTTATAATTAAAATCTTTCCAAACCTCATCTAATATATCAATTCCTTTTTCTTTAAACGTTTTAAACCTGTGCCATATTGACCCGTATTTTAAAACCCATGAGTATGGTAATTTGTGAACTGCTCCGAATTTTTTTAACGTAGGTAAAATATAATTCAAATCAGTTATAGATTCACCATTTTTTGTTTTATACTTTTCTCTTAATGTTCCTAGCGGTAAACTATTCAAAAACAAATAGGCCGCTTGTTTATAAGGATATTGATCATTTTGTTTATACCTAAACTTAAATACTCCGTTTTGAATTGAGTTAATAAAGTAAGGACTATTCATCATTGATGTTGTTTGTGAATTGGTAAGATAATTTGAATAGTTAGAATATTCTAAATTTCCTTCAGTAATTACCTGATCCTTATATTGTCTGTTTTCATAAAAACTTTTTAAATTATTTTGGTCAACTTCAATTGTTAAATTGGAAAAGTTAAAATTACTAAATGGTCGTTTTTCATCATCATTGTCGTTGTCAAAATTTGTAATAGTCTTATGAATGTCATTATATGTTAAAACTAATTTTGTATCAAAAGATTCGTTACTATTGTTTAACGATTTTCCGTTTGCTAAATTATCTTTATCCCAATTTAAATTCATAATTGGGTATGTGTCGGTAAAATCAAACTCATTAGATGTTGTCAATCCAGTCATGTATTTTTTGATATTGACCAAATCTTTTGGATTAGTTAAAGATAAATTTGGTTGGGATTTTAACGAGTCGAATATACTAGAGTTATATAACACATTAGGGTTTAAAACATCATTTTTAATATATGGGGTTACAAATTCACCTCTAATGTAACTTTGCCAGCTTTCTCCTTGACCTTCATTGGATATGTGTCTTAAAAACGGAACATAGTTATTTGAATCTAAAAGGTATTCTTTTATTTTTTTTGTTAAAAATGGATTGTCGTCACCCAAACTCTCTACAATATTAACACCTTCTTGGTCCGCTTCAACTTCATAAATACTTGAGTTATATCCCGACTTACGATTAAATCTACTATAAAAAGCATTTAACATAAGTCTTTCATATATCTCGTAAAAATATTTAGATTCTTCTTTATTTTGGAACACCTCATTACTAATTGGGAAGTCTATAGAATTTAAAGACGCTCTTGTTGGTTGGATGCTATTTTGATTTGCCGTTCCATCTTTATCCTCAACTGAAGTTCTTTGTGTATATCCTTTGATAAATTGTTCAACAAATTCCACTTCAGGCCAAACTTCAGGACTATATGCCCTATATGATGATGCAACCGTTTGATCTCCTGGATATATTATTTCAAATTTTTCTTGATTATCTTCACCAACACTTTCTTTTATCAATTGAGGCCAAGGATATATTGGTTCGTTATTTTGAGTTGAGGTTTTTACATCAACACTAGGTGCTGTGTTTGTAGATCCAAAAATTGCGGCTCTTCGGAATGGATTTTCTCTTTGATCCCAAGCTTTTTTATGAACGTCATCTAATAGTCTTAAGAATGTTTCTCCTTGACAATAAAATACCGCCAACACATTTCTTATTGATGGGACAAACCCTAAAGTTCCAGTTCCTTGACCATTAAATTTTGTAGCCAAACTAGCCGTAATAGCATTTTCAACTTTTTTTCTTGTTTCTTGAGCCTCTTTTCCAATACTATCAGTTATATCCATAAAAGATTTAGGACCCTCAAAGAAATAAGCAATGTTGTCGTTTGTAAGTAAACTCTGTTCTAATGTTTGTTTAAATTGGACAATAACCGCATCTGTTTCGGTAAAAGGTCCTTTCGGTGCATTTTTTTGTGCTACGTAAGTCGCAACTAAATCTATATCAGAAATACTAACTATTTTTTTTTGGAGTGTCTTTAAACTTATATCCACAGGAATTTGGGATTTAGTAGTTTGACCTCCAACAGTATAACTACCATTAGTCCCAAAAACACCATTTTGAGCAAGTATAGTATTATAATTTTGAATGTCTCCCTGTAATTTAGTTACACCTTCTTGTCTTTTATTAGCATCTAATTCCTTTTTAAATAAAAAAACATTATTACTTTCTTTTTTTAGAACAATCGGGTTGTCTCTATCCATGTAAGTGCTATACCAAGAACCATTTGAAAATAAAAAAATATTTTGTTGGTAGTTCAAAAGATTTGTAGCATAAACAGTCATATCGGTTAGAATACCCATGTTTTCTTTTTCGAACTGTGATAACACATCATCAATAAATTTTTGTAATCTATACTTTAATTGATTTAAAGTTATCTCAGGAAAATTGTCAGGAATTAATCCTTTTGATTTATATATAGAATAAACTTCTTTCATTTTTTGATAACCTCGACTTACAACTCTTGGTGTTGTTGCGGTGTTGGAACTCGAGCTTTGATTGCCTTGTTCTACCGATGTTGAGGTTTCTGTAACAGTATTATTATACATTTGTGGAACCGCCATCATAGCACCAAAATTAACGTAGGATAACAACGTATATTTATAACCAAAAAACTTCAAACTTATTGTGAAGTTATGTGTTGACGGATCAAAGGTAGATGTAAAATTTTGTAACATTATTGGAAACTTAACGGCCTTACCGTAGTAACCTTTTAAAGTCAATGTGAATTGTGGATATGGTAATTGGAAAAATGCCGAATAAGGAGAATTATTACCAGCCTCAAAAAGAGCTCTCCCTTTTACATCTTCTAATTGTATATCTATTTGTGGTAAGAAATCTGTCCCTAATGAAAATTTTATGGTTTTAATACCCAAAAGACCGTTGTCAACAGCACCAGGTGTTCCATTTGATGATAAATTTTTAGTAATGTAGAAGTCATTAGTTTTATTTGGATTCTTTACCGCAGTTTGTCTTGGTTGATTTACACCCTCACCTTTCAAAGTATCCTTTCCTGTAATTTCATCAGTCCAAGCAATATCTAAAAATGTTTTGTCACCAGGATTTAAAAAGTTAATTTTTCCAACAGAAATGGTTCTTTGTGAATCATTCATGGCAGAACCTACCGCCAATTTAGTTCTTGGCAGAACATTACATTCCAAATTGGCATAATAAACCAAGTCTTCTTGTCTTACAAGTCTGTCTTTAACATTACCTTCTTGATCAACCACTTTATTTGGGTCAATCAATGTTATGTTGTCATAGTCAAACTCTACTAGTATATTTTCGTCTTCACCTACCATTATAAAAGAAATAATTATCTAAAGCATTGTTATAGTCTTGTAATGAAGCTACTAAAGGAAATGGAATAGTCAATACCGCACCATCAGGTATCGAAAACTCACTACCCGAATATTGTGGGTTTGCAACTTGTATTAACCATCCAAAGTATGGTGTTCCGTAATATTGTTGTGAAATTTTATCTAATCTTGATTGAGCAATTTTATATATATAATTTTTATCTGTGGACTTTGAAGGTAACGTCACATAAGGAACTACGGTTTGTTGTCCATTGATTAAAAAATTACTATACCTATTCCAATATTGTAATGCCATGTTAATTAAGTGTTACTTTACCGTTGAAGGTGTCTTTTTTATCGTTTAGGTTTATGTTTGAATATAAATCTTTTATTCTTATAGTTTTTTCATTAATATCTCCTACCGCCGGTGTAACGTAATTACATTTTTTTATCGTGTTGTCAGGTAGTTTCCATTCTGTGGCATTTTTATATTCTTGTGATGTTGTAATCGTATCAAATATACCTTTAAATATATCTTGGAAATCTTGGTATTCTTTTTTCAAACTTTCCGCAACATTTTTAATACCATCAACAATGTTTGGACTATTTTTTATTTCAGCGCCACTTGTTAAATCATTAACTAGTGTTATGTAAAATTCAGGATTTAAAAACAAAGGACACATTAAAATATAAAATCTGTTTTGTGGACAATCTTGAAAGAAGGATCTTGCAGTTGATCCGGCAACATATGTGCACGTATTACTTTTTTCTATGGTTGATGTTCTTTCCTTATACTCATCTACAGTCACAAATCCTTTTAAATAATCATTGAATTTTTTTATTTCAGCAGCAACTTTATTAGTATAAACATCAAAAATAGAACCTTCGTTCTGTGACGGATTAAAGAATGTATCTCCACTTAAATCATAAAGTTTTGGTTCATTACTAGCTAATAACTCACCATCCAATTTAGATGCAACAACATCTAATTGTCTAAAAATAAAATTTAGTTCATTTTGAATGTTGGTTATATTAGATGTGTTGTTTGTTATAACATTCAAAATATCATTTTGTCTATTTGTTGTAATATTTGTTAACTTATCTTCAAGTTCTCTTTTTTGTTTATTTGTCATGTTATAAGGTGGTTTTAATAAAACTGAAGTGAAAGGATCGTCATTTTGACGAATGTCAGTTTTTACCCTATCTGTCAATTTTTCTGTAAGATCTTGATAAACATTTGATTTTCCGTATAGTTCAACTGTTGTTTTTTGAGGTGTAAATGGTGATAGTTCACCTTCAACATAACTTCTTTTGTGATTTGCCAATTGCATAGCACCATATGAATAATCATTACTTATTTTAGATATTGAATCCACGTAGGTTTTAAAATATTCTTGTAGTTTTGATTGTAACGAGTCGTATAAACCTGTGTAATCAATTTCAGTTTCACTTGAAATTTGTCCAACGGTTGATCCTCCTTTTTTAGGTTGAACGCTGTTGATCTGCGCTTGTTGTTGTTGACTAACGGGTGGAACTCCATTTGTTATTTGTTCAACAACATATTTATCTAACTTACTAGTATCTTCTGTTGGTGTCGCCCTTTCATCATAAATTTCTGTATTTGCAAAATAATTGAAAGATAATGCATTTTGAAGTTGTTGAACAGGTTCTTTTAATCCCATACCACCTATGAAATTAAAACTCATTGTTACTTTAGCAATCATTGGTTGTATACCAATTCCTTCAGGATTAATATCCAAATTTTCATAAGTAAACCCAAGTGATGTTGGGATTATTTTTGTATGATAAAAATCTCCAATTCTTAAAACTAATACAGGAGGCGCTCCAAATGATGTATTTAATGCGTCGTTATATTTTGGTCTACCATCAGGACCAATAACAGGTATTGTTTGTCCAGGTCTTGTGCACTGATGTAGAAATGTAAGTCTTGAATTAAGACCTTCAGGGGTCATAGAGTGAAAAGAAGGACTAAAATACTTTATACGTTCTCTGATATTATCATAAACCATAGGATCTGTTTCTTTGATTACTTCAAAATAATCACACTCAGAAAAAAGATTTCTAAGTATTTTTTTAGATATACCTTCTTTTATTTTTTGTTCAATTGTTATTTTAGGTTCAGGTTTAATACTTTGAGTAGTTGCCGTTAAAATATTTGCAGGATTGTTTACGATAGTATTGTCAGTTACGATGTTTTCTTCAATTTTTGGTTCTTGTGGTGGAATAACGGCCGTAATTTTTTGAATCGCAACTCTTCTACAAGCCATAGCTGGTATACTATACCATTGAGCCTCATTAGGAAAACTCTGATCAGGTATTTTGGTTCCATTTTGAGTTACCGCAAATGAATCAACATTACAATTAATACTTGATGATAAAACATCTCCTCCTTGTGCGTTTGACACACTTATATCGTTTGTTTCAGGTGTTCCTGATGCGATTGCCTTTGTTTGTGGAATTACTGTAACTTCACCTTGTGGAACTAAAATTAGTTTAAATCTTTCACCATATTCCGATATTTTATTTCCGTTTGATAAAGTAACATTTGAAAACCATTTTTTAACCGAATCGTTTCTTCTTTCAGATAACTTTTTATTATAAGATTCTTCTTGTGGAGCCGATGCGGATCCTATCATTTCAATAGTTATATTACTTTTTTCATATTTTACTAAAACATCATCAATTTGTTTGATTAGTTCTGTTTGAATTGTGTTAAAATTTCCTTCAACAACTTGTGAAAAGAAATTAGGAATCCCCGCAGATTCAAATATCTTACCATCCGAGTTTACGTATTTCGGAGCCTTTTCATTATATACCGTTTTTAAACCAATATATTGATTATAATAAACTTCGAAACTAGAAGCTGAAGTTCCTCCTTGTTTGTTTTCACCTGGTTTTGTTCCGTTTGGCCCACCAGGAACATCGTTTTCAAAATAAAACCCTAACCCCTCATATTGAGACCAATTAAAATCGGGTGGTGGATTTTCTGCGGTTTCATTACCCGCACCTGTGGAATTTGATAACGGGTCTGCTGCGGGAGTTTGGGCCTGATTAGTAATTGTTTGATCAGCCGGTAAGCTTTCTAAAACTTGTATTTGTTCTTCAGATGTTAATCTAGGATTATTTAATATTTCTTGATATGTATATAAATCTTTTGTTGGTATGGTATTAAACTTAATACCTAATTCGTAAAGGTCATATTTTACACATCCAGCAAAAAATGAATCAACAATACTTTGAACTCTTTCTTTTTGAGCCCCTTTAAGTTGTTTTTCTATAATAGTATTCATTACTGATGGATGGTCCACAATAATTGTCCAATTCAAAGTTCCTGACCTACTTGTGTTTTTGTAAGTGTATATTGGTTCAGGTCTACCTAAGAAGGTTGTTGCGTTGAAGTCGGGTTTTGAGTCGTCACTAAATTTTAAATCATAAGGCGGAAACCACATAATTCTACCACCATTAGGTCCTCTTTCACAAACAGGAAGTTCATCATAAGTAAAACCAGGTCTATCTGATGTTCTCCAAGCCAAGTTTTCTAATGAAAACATATATTTTTTAACCTTACCATCCACTATATTTGTGGAACCAGGATTTCTTATTGGTGCAATATTTAAATTGTATGTATTGTCAAATACCGAATATTCAAATCTTCTTCCCGCAGTAGTAATACCATCAGTTTTTTGTAAATCGGCAAAAGTATAATATGGTGTATCTTTTTGAAAAATTCTACAATATTCTATTCCAGCTTGAGTCCCATCTGCTTGATTTACATAAGATAAAACTCTAGATCCTTTTGTTAACTCTTTATATCCGTCATTGAAAACTTTTGATACTTGATTTATTGCGGTTCCAACATGTTTCAATCTCGCCTGTCCTTGAACTTGATCTGCTGAGTTTATCAATTGTTGCGTTTTCGCTAAAATTGATCCGGGTTTAAAGTTTATATCTGTGGATTGATATTGTAGATAATCTCCCGATATTTGATTAAATTCATCATCTAATGAACCGGCACCTCCACCTTCAGTTGCTCTAAATCCTGCGTTTCCTTTATACTTTGGTGAAGTCCAAACTAGTTGTCCTGAAGTTCCACCACCGTCAGAATATGATTTTCCTTTTAAACCAAATTTAATTTGTTCTTCATTACCTTCATATAAAATTGCAAGTTCTTGTGGTCCATAAACAATCGTTGCCTGTTGTTGACCAAATTCATTTACAGGAACTTGATTTGGTGGCGAATCAATTTGACTTGGTTCTGCATTAGGACTACCAACATAATAAGTTCCTGTTGCGGGACTATCTTGTCCAACCAATCCACCTGTGATTGCAGATAAACCTTGTATAAAACCTATATTATATGAAGGTCTATATTGGTTATAATTCAAAGTTGCAAACAACACAGATCTTGTTCCGTTACCAGTATTTGCAACAAAAATTTCAGAAGGATTTCTTGTTTTATTTAATATTGGCGATAATAAACCACCTGTTAGATTGTTAATAGTGTTTACCGCATTACTTGTCTGTTGTGGATTTGTGTAAACATCAACCTCATCAAAATAATCACCAGGTATAAAAGATGCGGGAAAATAAGTCCCCGTTAATCTATTCGCTAAACCAACAGCTGCTAATACGGGATTTTCAGGAACGGTAATTCTCCAGTCTCTTATGAAGAATGGTTGTTGACCTGTTGCTAATAAACTAGCAGAAAACGGATCAGTAATTGTATCTAAATTTATCGACCCAACAGTTGCTTGTTGTAATTCTTGAGATATTCTTTCGTTAAATGCAAATTTTAATTGTGATGCACCAATTTGAGCTAAGAAGGTATCTTGAGATAATGGCCCATTAGATCCTGAAGGATCATCTTGGAATACTATATTAAAAGTTGGGTATGAAGAAAAGTTATAATAAGAAGGATCCCAATATGGTTGGTATATTCCTTGAACTGTGGATAAGTCTGTAATAATTACCAAGTCTTTAAATCCTCCTGTCGGTCCCCATTTGTTTGTTACATACGCAGATTCAATATAAAATTCATTAACTAAATCTAATTTTGTTCCACTAACAGGATAATAAGGACCTTGATTAGGTTCTAAAACGGGTGTTAAATTTACCGATATTGGATTTATAAAACCTCCTTCAGGTCCAAATTCATTTAAAGGATATAATTCTTTGGCAAAAAAGTTTGACGAAACTAAATCATTTGGTGAGTCTACAACATTACTTACCGTCAAATTTGTTTCGAAATTTATTGGGTTTTCAGGTGAGGTGTATGCACCCGGCACATTGTATGGTGGTAAGTTTCTCACCAACAACTGCTTTCTAAATGTTTCTGAATTACCAAAAGATAAAAAACTTTCAGCCATATACTTTTTATTATAAATAGATATTAAGGTATTTTTTTTCTTAGTATATGTTTACTAATTTTTACTTCCTGTCGCAGCGCTCGGTTGGTTTTTACCTGTCAAATTATTTGTCATTGAAGTAGAATTGGTTGGGTCGGTCATGGCATTTATCACTTGTTGTGTTATTTGACTACTATCTACCATATCTTTTGCGTTAGCATTGGCTTCAACTTTCACATTTACATTAATATTTTTAGTTTCACTTACTTGACTAGATTTTCCATAGGCCTTTTCTATATTACCTAAAACGTCTGTGGATATTTTGTTTAAAGTTATTTCAGTTTTATTTGTGAAATTTTCACCGACTTTTACGAAATTTTGACCAATTTCGGTTAATGCTTTCATTGTTGATTCAGGATCTTGATTTACCAAACCTTTAACAACTCTTTCAGCAGGAGCATATATTGACTCTGCGGTTGATCTAATACCCTTTGTTCCACCAACACCTTCACTAAAACCTTTTGCAACATCTCTATAACTTGATGAAACTACATTCCCTAACTTTTGTATGGTTGGTGCAGTCGCTTGACCAAATTTTGCCGCTATTTCACCACTTTTAATATAATTTAATATTTGATCTTGTGTTGTTAATTGACTCATTGAAATTTCTTCAATACTTTTTGAGGAGTCTTCATTGGCCTGTTGTAAACTCTTTATGTCATCTGCCGTAAGTTCTTCTACTTTTTTCTCACCAATAATACCTGTCTTAACATCTTTTACTTGAACGGTGGCAACACCATCTTTCATTTGTGCCATTGATGCAATCAACTCCTTGGTTTCTTGATCTCCAGCAATACTTGGCATTTTAATTTGTTTTAACTTCATTTCGAAGTCTGCCGATTTAAGAGCCATTTTGGAAAATTCTTCTCTAGTCATACCCGCAGCCTCTGCAACTTCTTTTAACCTTCTTTTTGCACCAGGAAGAATTTCCATTTTTCCTGTTTTCTCGTTGAAAGTTGTAAATTCCTTACCCAAGTTAACCATTTCTTTTTGTAATGCTTCAGGGTCATTTTGAGCCATGTCCATTGCTCTTAACGGATCTAATAGACCACTTGATGTAACACCTAATCTTTGTAATGCTGCGGACATTTCAATAGCACCTTCAGGGTTCATTATTTTATCCGCCTGAGTAAATACCGTATCCATTGATAGACCCAATCTTTCTGAAGTTGCGGCCATCTTAGCCAAACCTTTGATACCATTATCAAAGTTATAGATGTTCATTTTTTCTAAATTTTTGACAACACCGTCTGAAACTGCCTTTACTGAAACACCAACACTTCTAGCATAATCAACCACCCCTTTCATTTGATCACCAACATCATATACCGATACACCAACTTCCCTAAAGTTTTTAGCCAAGGTTGTTACATCGTTTCCAGTAATTTTAGAAGTTGCCGCCAATTCAACCAACGCTTCTTGACCAAGACTAGCCGAAGTCCCAAGACCTGCCATCGTGTCTGTTAAAACACCCGCAAATTCTGTTTCAGCATAACCTAACTTAGTAAGTTCAGGCCCTATATCCGCAATTGTAGTTTTAAATTCGTCAGCTCTTGCTTTAGATAAACCGAAAGCACTTTGGACTTCTGTTGCATATTCGTCCAATTGAGTCAATACTGTAGTATTATATGGTGTTAACATAGCGGTAACCATATTATCTGCAGTCTCATTTATTTTATTCGTAACCGCCTCAACGTTGAGTGTAAAAGCATTGAATTCTCCAGCAGCTCTTTGATTCATTTTTTGAGACATTGTCTTTATCTCGGTGTTTAGTTTTTCCACCTGAGATTTGTAGCTATCCCTTTCTTTTTCTAAATCCTTTAACTCTTTTTCGTCAATTCTTACATATCCGGCCATTATATTATTATTTTATAATAAATATTTTTAGTCTTTGTTTTTACTTTCAGAAACAAACTTATCTGCAAGATACTTTCTTACATAAGTTGGCATTCTCATAAACTCAGAGTATTGAGTTCGAAAAATCTTTGAGAAATAATAAAATTCGTCTAATAAAAGTTTTTTATATTGATATGAAAGGCCGAAAAAATTCCACCCCAAAGGTAATGTCAACGACAACCTTTTCTCCTGACGGGGCTATTACTTCTTTTTTTAGGTCTAATCGTGGTTCATTTTCGTAAATGAACTTTCTTATATATTTAGAATCGGCAATTGGCATTTTTTCAATAAAGGTCATAATTTTACCTTTATCTGTATCACCATCTAATTCTACAACGTGATACCCCAATCTTAATGTTACCGATGGAGAAACTCTATTAGTGGGATACATACTTAATGTTTTTTCAATATCCATTTTTTCACCAAAAGTAAGTATTTTTAATTTTACTCTACTTTTAGAAACGGGTAATGTAGTTTCATATAAACCTTCTTCATTTGGTTTTACGTTAACTTTTTTATAGTTTAATTCGTCTAAAACAATATTTGCGGTAAAAAGTTGTTGTGTTATAGGATCAGTTACTGATATGGAATATTCAGGTCCAAATGAAGTGTTTCTTAAAAACAATAAAATTGCTTCAACATCACCATCTATTAAATCTTCTGGTTTAATATCTTTTTCATAGATTTTATTTCTCATTAATGGTAATACAATACTTTCTTGAATACTTTTTTTGAAGTCCGCTTCGGCAATTATATTCTCATCATAAGCTGTTAAATAACCTACCTTAATAGATTTCTTTTTAGATTTATAAAACATACCCTGACTTGGTAGTTGAATAACGTCATGTGGTAAGTTAAAATCTTGTTGTCCTGCAGTGTAAGCATCCTGTTCCATAATATTAATATTTTTTATAAAAATAACAAAGACCTACCACTAGTAAAGTGAATAGGTCTTTAATAATTAATATTTGTAGTTTGTATTAGTAAACTAATATACAACGATCCATTCTAAGGTTAGCCGTGATTTTAACAATACCGTCATTTGAGTAACTCAAAGCACCCCCATCATAACCTGTTAAATATGTTCCTTCTAAAATCCATTTTTCTACAACAACACCTGTTGGGTCTAACATTTCAAGGTCAACATTCTTTTTGTAACCCGCAGCGTAACCCATACGACCAGTAACTGACTCAGCGCATAAACGAATCCATTCCATTACTGCTTGAGACGCTGAAGGTCCAATTGGGTCACGGAAAGCAACAGGAAGTTCACCCCACTCAAAACGACCAGCAACATATGTTGAAGTATTTAAAAAGTCGATCTTAGTTGTATTGATAGTAAGTTTTGGTCTTGAGGTTGATTCCACATACCATTCGTTGATTCCCAAAGATGAAGGAAATCTTAGTATCCATCGATTCTCCCTTTTCGGTTCGTAAGGGATCGGCATTTTCATTAACAAATCAGCCATATCTTATTTT